TTGTTGCTTTGAACAGTTCAACATGATTGTGCTTTGCCGTTCTTTTAATTAATCCAAAATGAGTTTCAATGTCTTCAGGTTTCACATTGTGCTTTAAAGCAAAATAATATTTATAAAATGTAAGCTGGTAGGTTGTCATCTTGTCTGATTTTCTTCGAGTGTCCCAACCCCAAGAGCACGTCTTCCAATCAATAATGTGATATTTATCATCTTTTGTTTTTACAACTAAATCAATATAGCCTTTAAAATCATATTCGCTCTCCACAAAATCTTTAACCGGTTCGTAAAGTCGCTCTTCTGTTGATACAATCTCAAAATCTTCAAAATATTCTTTAAGTGCTGGTACAACTAGTGGAATTAAAAATTTTCCTTGTTGTCTTAGCTTGTTTACAAAATCCTTATCTAGATCTTTTCTGATTTCTTCTGGGAGGCTTTTCAATTCTTCCAAAAATTCTGTTTCAAAAAATTCTGTTTCATTAAAATTCTGGTCGAGTGTCTTTTTTTCAACTGCGGAATGTACGGCCGTGCCAAATGCAGTATATACATTTCCTTCGAATCCTTTTAATTTGTCTAAATAAACTAGTTTATGTTTAAAAGGACACTCATTCCATATTTTTAATTCTGAAAATGATACGTGAGACATTAAACCCTCTTAGTTGTTTTTTTAGCTGTTTTTTTAGCTGTTGTTTTAGCTTTAATTACTTTTTCTTTCGTCACAGTAGGCGATTTTGTGGGCTGAGATTTTGGTAATGAAAAAGTCCAAGTTCCAGTAAGTGTTTTTGGGCCGGCATAGTTAAAAACCTTTGTTGGCTCAATGCACTGACTTTTCGAAACATGTATATCTTTTTTATGTAATTCGTCTACTATGTAAGCAGTATTATATACTCTTTGCTCCCAAAGAAATTCTGCTGGTTTTACTGTTAATGTTACTTGCATACGAGATTTATCTTTATTATATCTTACTTTCAGATCCATGTCAATGATCTCCTTTCTAATATTCGTAATTAGTTAAAAATTCTAACTTATTATATAATTTTGGGCTTGTTTTTCTTAAGCGATCTCTGTCTCCAATGAAATAATTTTCAAATCCATTTGCAAAATATTCTCTTAAAGAAGTGGCACCATACGGAGAAGCAAACAAGCCCATTGTTAAAAAGACCAATTTATCATAACCTATAGTTTTATATAATATTTCATCAAATTCTTTACTATAATCAGTTTCAAACGTCATCGATTCTGGGACGTTGTGCCCCTCAGTCCTAAGAATATGATATAATCTTTTTCTTTTTCCTATGAATTCTTCCTCAACGCCTCTATCGGCATATATTTCACTTCCTGCCAATTGCTCAACCGAATGTGCCATTTCATGAACAATATCATCAATCATGTCTTCTTCGTTGGATTGTTCATTCGTAGTGTAAATTGCACCATCTTCATATAGAGCATTTAAATCTCTTTCTTTCAAAAAAGGAAACTCTCCAACGTATATTGCATCTATTAAATGCGCTAGGTGTGCTGGTATCTTATTCTCAATATATTCTAGAACATAATTCAAATCAAAATCTTCCGGAAGAGCATTTTGAACATAAACAACTATTTTATTAAAAAGCAATTTTTCTTTGTTTTCTTTAATAGCTTTTTTTGCTGAATGTTCAATATATTTATTCATTTGCTTCTGTTGACAGCGCTGCACTAATATTCTTGTCACTTTCTTCTACATCCAATATCGCTTGTTGATATCCGCGAATAAAATTTTCTTCCGCAACTGGAAGAAGAAATTCCGGAAATTCATCTGCTAATGTTTTTATAATCATTTCAACATTTACTTCTCCATTTTCCGGACTGTGCTTTTGGCCAACATAATCGACAAGCCACTCTTTTAATTCATTTGTTTTNTCTACTGGTTGTAATANTNCTGGGTTNTCTANTTCCATTAGTTATTCCTCCGTTTGTATAATTATATAGGATATGTAGTTAAAATTTAAAGAATTTTTGCTGCGAGGGTTGCAACGCTACTTCGTTCGCCTTTCATCAAAGTCATGTGACCAGTAAGATCATAGCTTTTAAATTTTTCTATTGCATATGTTAAACCATTCGATGTTTCATCAACATATACATTATCAATTTGCTCGACGTCGCCAGTTAAAACAATTTTTGTATTCTCTCCAACTCTCGTAATAATTGTTTTAAGTTCATGGGCGGTTAAATTTTGTGCCTCATCAATAATTATGAATGCATTTGCAATGGAGCGGCCTCTTATATATGTTAAAGCTTCAACTTCTATTGTACCTTGCATAGTATACATTTGCAAAGTTTCTTTATCGTTTCCCATCAAATATTTTAAATTATCTTGTATTGGCGCCAACCAGGGAGACATTTTTTCTTCCATTGTTCCAGGTAAATAGCCAATATCTTTTCCCATTGGCTGAATAGGTCTTGAGACAACCAGATGTTTATATCTGGTTTCTTCGTTGCTTTCGACCACTTGGGCTAATCCGGCGGCTAATGCCAATAGAGTTTTGCCGCTTCCAGCTTTGCCAACCAATGTAACAATCGGCACGTTTGGATCTAATAATAAATTTAAAGCAAAATTCTGTTCTTTGTTGCGGGGGCGAACTCCCCACACTCCTCTTTTGTGTTCGCCGTTAATTCTTTTAAGAGGTATTGAGTGATTGTAGAATCTGGCCAATGCTGTCTTTTTTTCATTTGCATTAGATACCAGCATCAAAAATTCATTTGGACGTGGGGAAATATCCTCTTTATCCAAATATATTTGCTCTCCACTGTAAAATTGATCAATTATTTCTTCATCAACCAAGTGTGTTCTGAAGCCGGTATACAATCGAGTGGCATCTTTAACAACTTGATTTAAAACATAGTCTTCAGTTAGCAAGCCTAAAGCATCGCATTTCACGCGCATATTAATATCGCGAGATACAACAACAACTCTTCTTTTTGGATTAAGCTCTCTTTCACTTAAAGCAACGCCAATAATTTCATTATCGGCTATTGATAAATCTAGATCTCCTGCGGAATATTCACAATTTTTTACAAAAACCCGGCCCTTGCCTCTTTCTATGCGTACTCCTCTGTGAAGGCTGCCTTTCTCTCTCAAGGAGTCTAATTTACGTATAATTCTGCGGGCGTTTGCTCCGACACTATCTTGGCGTTTTTTGTGATTATCTACTTCTTCCAAAACCTTAAAGGGTATAACTATGTCATTATTCCCAAAAGATCCAATAGAATTTGCATCAGTTAAATAAACACTAGTATCTAAAATATAAGTTTTCTTTGCCATTAATGTTCATTTATAAATAGTAATACGTGACTTCTTTTTATTTTATTTTTATAAAAAGAACGATTGTTTTTTTTCGTCATAGTTACAATAGGAGGTCACTGTGCATGTTTAAAAAAATAACACAATTATTCCTCATCTTATCGTTTATGTTTCCCCTCTTTTCATGTAGCGGCACAAACAAACATACTGTTAGTGACATTGCGCCACGTGAATCATTTGTATTTTTAAGAAAAATCCTAACAGTGCACAAATGTGAAAATAATTTATGTACATCAGTAGATTTAAAACATTCAGCTTCTGGCTATGTTGTAAAAACAATTGATGATGGGTCTTTTGCCATAACAGCCGCCCATGTTTGCAAAAATGAAAAATTACCAACTGTTAAGTCAGAAAATGTTACATCTAAATACCTTGCATATCGACTGGATGGAGAAGAATATAAAGCCAGCGTTTTAGAATATGATATGAAAATTGATGCTTGTATTATTTTTATTGCAAATTTAACAGAAAATGTTGAAGCCGTAAGAATTTCCAGAAGGGCTCCAAAGCCTGGTGACAAGGTCTACAATATTGCCGCGCCCGTAGGAATATACAAGCCTAATATAGTGCCCATATTGGAAGGAAGATATAATGGTGAAGACGAAAACGTCGCACTTTACACCCTTCCGGCGGCGCCTGGTAGTTCAGGATCTATGATAGTTAATGAGGGCGGACAATTGGTTGGAATGGTTCATTCTGTTTTTACCCGTTTTCATGTGATGACTTTGTCGACAAGATATGAAGATTTAAAACATTTCATTAAATACAATTTGAAAAAATATATGGCATACAAAGAAGTGATGCGCATATTAAACCTAAAAGATATTTTTAATTCTTAGCGACGCCAAATTAATCTACCAGTTTTGGCTCTAACTTCTTTTAGGGATTTTTTTGCATTTAGTGCTAGAGTTATTCGTTCTGCAAT